AGTTCCGGCGCAAGCGAAAGCCCGACGAGGCAGCGAAGGAAAACGAGGATGAATTTCTAAACGAAATCGCGAGGTACCTTCTGATGGCCGCTCAGTCGATCGCGGATCGACGCAAGAATTCCTGATCTTCCCTCCCGCCTAGTGCGGGATTTTTTTCGTCAAAATCTATGCATTGACGTATTGACATCCAATACGGTGACGTATAGAGTAGCTACATGGACGCAAACAACGCGACATCGGATAGCCCGGCAACGTGAGTTGGGAATGTCTAGCCCGAACTGCAATCGGGCCGACCGGATGACCTGGCGAAATCGGAGCCAGCGACGCGACAGAGCCGAAGAAGTTTTATCAAGGCGTCTTGCTAAGGGCGCCGTGACAAAACCACATAGGGGATAGATATGACGATCAAATTCCGCACGTTTAACGTTGTTCGTGGCACACACAACCTTCGCGTGAAGGTCTGGCTTAAACAACTGCGCTCGGAGGCTATGTGAGCGACCTAGCACTCGATTTGATCGAACTGAAGCGCCTCGCTGCTGGCGGCATGGGCGCTTTGACCGAAAAACTGTTGCACGAAGTAGCAGCTCGGATCATCGCATCCGGTATGCAAGACGACCGCGGAGGCTGTTAGTCATGACCAAGGAAGAGTATCTGAACCGCTATTACGAGGCTCGCCACCTTGGGATAAGGGCGGTCGCTTCGGACGCTTGGGATGCCGCTCTATCGGCTAGCGCCGCGACTGAACTTCTCGAAGCATTGCAATGGTGCGTGTCCCAAGGATGGATCCGCTATACGAGCCGCATTAAAGGACAGAACGATCAGTTTTGCGATGCGGTTGATTCTGTAAATGCCGCAATCTCCAAAGCTACCGGAGCCTGACATGGAAATCGCAATCATATTCGCGGTAATCGGGTTTGGTGATTGGTTTCTTTTCGGGTGGAAATCATGAAATACGGATGCACGCCTATCAATGTGACCCGGCTCGGTGATTACGTCTTCGACAAAGAACTTGCCGAGCTGGACGACGGAGAGCTCGAAGACGACGGCGATTTTTCCGACTGGCACTTCGACCGGATCGACCGCGAAACCGAACTGGTGGAGAAATGGTGAAGCTCTCAATCGACCAACTCTGCGCGATTCGAGAAGCGCTCGATCTGGCGCACAAAGCGCTCACGAAGTCTACTTCTTACAACGAGCAACAAGCCATAGCAGCGTTCGTGAAGCTTCAGCACGCGTATCTCGACAAACGACTGACGGAGGCAGCATGAGACAAGTAACTGACGCCGAGCTGTACATCGTCAACAAACGGCACGCGGTCGTAGCGTGGTGGGCCGCGCTCGGAGTTGGCGGCTTGTCAGCCTTAGCCATCGTGATGGCTGCAACCGGAATGAGGTTCTAATCATGGAAGACCACTACACCGAGACTCGCCACGCTCTGATCAAGGAGATGTACGAGTTTGTCGATAGCCACGAAGAGCGCTTGGAGCGCGCAATAGAGCAACTCGGCGATCGTTATCTGCTCCACCCGAGCAACCGCGTGCCGCGCCGCGTCAAGGGCTACGGGAGCGTGAAATGAGGCCGCGCCTTGAAGAAATCCCGGACGAGCAAATCCTGTCGCGCATGGAACCCGGAATGCGTTACACCGTCAGCCGACTTGCATCGAGGATGCAGTGCCGGAATGAACGTGTACGGCTCAAGCTTCTAAGCCTTATGAATTCAGGAAAGGTGAAGCGAGAGCGAGAGAGCCAAAACGGAAACAGAAACGTGGTCTTTCAATACTTCGTGGAAAGCGACGATGAAACGGTTGCTGCCGGAGAGTTCGAAATCGCTACGCCAATTGTGATCAACATGAGCGGAGAGTTGACGAGCTACGGGGTGGAGTTCGAGCGACACCGCGCGCTTTGCATGACGCTTAGGAGATTCGCATGATCCCCGCAATAGCAGCAATTTGGGCCGTAGCCGCAGTTGGCGCGATCGCGTTTATCCGTGGCGCAGGAGGAGGTTGAAATGAAGACATTTCACTTTCGTGACAAGCGTCCGATGATTCACCCGAAATTCATGATGGATGACTTCGGCGACGAGATCATGGCGGTATGTGAATTGACCGATGAGATCGACAGTTTCCAAATCAAGATGAACCCCGAAACCTGGTGGCACATGTTCGATCTGCACGGGAAGATTTTGGAATGGGAAGACGGACACAACGAGGAATGAAATGAACGACAAAGACATCGAAGCCGCTCGCCGCGAGCGCGAAGAGTTTCTGAGGGTCGGGCCCAGCGCTGCGGAAATGATCGACGCTATTTCGGATGAATTCGGCGTGACTGATGTAGTCGCGCTGGCATGGCTGAGAAGCCGGTTGTGGGCTGAGATCGAGGTTTCATCGTGAGCAATGCACTCGTTCCCTTCCAAGAAATGGAGAGCATGGCCTCCTACATCGTCAAGTCGCGCCTGTTCGGGGCGAAGGACGAGGCGCAGGCCATGAGCCTGATGTTGCTAGCTCAGGCAGAAGGCATGCACCCGATGGCCGCGATTCAGGACTTCGACATCGTTCAGGGGCGCCCGGCTCGCAAGACGCACTCGATCCTCGCTCGCTTCCAGGCCGCTGGCGGTTCGGTGAACTGGGAAGAGATCAGCGGTCATCGCGCATGCGGCACCTTCTCTCACAAGCAGGGCGGATCGCTGCGCGTCGAATGGACTATCGATCAGGCGAAGCGCGTTGGCCTCACCGGGAAAGACAACTGGAAGAACTACCCGCAAGCCATGCTCCGCGCTCGCTGCATCGCCGAGGGAGTGCGCGCAGTGTATCCCGGCGCCATTGGCGGGATGCTGTCGGTCGAGGAAGCACAGGACGTGGTAGCAGCGCCGCCCCGGAACATGGGTGCCGTGGAAGAGACGGACATCGGCGCGCTGCGCAACAAGTTGGACGATGGAGTTATGAAGGCATCGGATGAAGCGGCACTCACCGCCGTGTGGAAATCAGGCGTCGGCGAGATCAGAAAGACCGGCGATATGGACCTCTACAACCATTTCAAGTCAGCCGTAGCCGCGCGGAAAACGGAACTGACTGCACCGGTCGACGATGGCAAGACCATCGACATGCCGACCGGCGAAACCGACGAATTTGTAACCGCAATTGACGCAGCAGGAGAACAGCAATGATTTTCATCGACGTAAAGCAAGGCACCGAGGAATGGCTCGCGCAACGCATCGGCCGCATTACGGCGAGCAAGTTCAAGGATGCAGTGGATCGCACCGCCAAAGGCGCACGCACGGCGAAGGCGACCCTATACGCCGCGCAGGTCGCGATCGAGCGCATCAGTCACCAGCCGATCGACGAGCAGTTCGTCACGTGGCAGATGAAGCGCGGCATCGAACTGGAACCGGCCGCGCGCATGGAGTACGAGGCGATCACCGGGAATTTCGCCACTGAGTCGGGGATCGTCACGACGGACGACGGCGTGTTTTCCTATAGCACCGATGGCTATATCGGCGACGACGGTCTGATCGAGATCAAGAGCCTCGCGAGCGCCGAGAAGATCGTCGCGATGTGGCGCGACGGCGATATGTCCGACTACATGCACCAGATACAGGGAGGGCTCTGGATTACCGGCCGGCACTGGTCTGACTTCGTGATGTATTGCCCGCAACTCGAAGCGATCGGCAAGCAGATTTACTACCGCCGCGTGCAGCGCGACGAGTCGTTCATCGAGCAACTCGAAAACGATCTGGTCGACTTCGAGCGCCTCGTGAGCGAGACGGAGATGATGCTGCGCGCGAAGGCCGCATGAAAACCTTTGTGCTCCGCAACGTCGACCACGCGAACGAACTGATCCGGTTCCTGAAGGAGCACGCAGGGCCAGCGGCAAGCGATGGCAGGCCGCTGGCTGTCTCCGTGGCCGAGCACAAGGCACAGCGTAGCGGAGAGCAGAACAGGCTGTTCCACGCCCTTCTAAACCAGATCGCAGAGCAAGCGACCGTCGACGGCAGGCAGTACAGCGCCGAGGTCTGGAAAGAGCAGATTCGGCGCCGGTTCATAGGGTTGGAGGAGATCGACCTCCCCGATGGAACGAGAACCGAGCGCGGCATCAGCACGAAATCGCTCAACGTCGGCGAGTTCTCGAACCTGATTGAGATAGTCAGAGCATGGGCGCAGACGGACCTGAACATCGAGGTTTGACATGCGCGGCTCCGACATCGTGCTTGCTGTAATCGCTGCGATGTATGTCTTGTGTCTTGGATGATTCACTTATTTACGAGTTTTTAACCTTTTTAGGATAACTCATGACCATCACCATCACTTCGCCATCTTCCGGCGCTTCAGTATCGGGAACTGTCAACGTAGTTGGCATGTCGAGCCAGACGATCAGCGGTGGCGCAGGCTCAACGCCACAGACACTCGCTGGCCAAGCATTCTCAATTCCCTACAACACAACGGCGCTCGCCAACGGCGTTCAGAACCTAACGGCGAACACCGCATCTGTCTCTGTGACAGTAAACAACGTAGCCACGAAAAGCCCCGATGGAACGACCTTACCGGGCGCTTCGCAGATCGTCGACCAGTTCGGCGGCATTTGGACGTTGAGCGGCAACACCCTGTCGCAGACCTATAACGGCACAAAACGTACTCGGACCATTTGCTGTCAGCTTGCTTTGATCTGGGGTGGCCGAATCTACGTCCACAACATTCCATCGGCTGATGGCCAATGGTATTTGAGCCAATATGACGACACGGTATCGCACGAAAGCCGAGTCGACACGCAGTACCAGTATTGGACACAGATTGCTGGTGATCCGAGGCCGGCTGCTTCTGGAACGCTGCCGTTTTATGGCCTGAACATGCACATGGACTACACCGAGACACCGCAACAGCTTGTGAACTACTGCACGCAGACCGGCGCGTCGGCGTACCGGATTGATACTGAAGGCGATTCGCCGACCAACCAAGCCATCGCGGCACGGCTGGGCGCGATTCAAGCGATCAACCCAGCGATCAAGATGCTCGTTTGCATCACCTCCGGCCCGAACTGGACCGACACGGAAGCAAACAACTACGCAGCAGGGTTCGCGGTGGCGGCGCAGGTAGCGACCGACTGCGGTCCGGCCGGCATCACCACCTTCGAATGTGGGAACGAACTGTTTTCCAATACGGAAATTTGCACAGCCGGCGGAAATCCTGCAGATAGGAACTCGGATTACATCTCCGGTACGCCGTGGAATGCAATTCGTGGTTGGTTGCGGGGTGCAATTGATGGAATTCACTCTGTCAATGCCAGTTATCGCGCCGCAGTGAATTTCACGATTGTCGAGATTGCAGCTAGTGACATGATGTGGAATGGCACTGCCCCGGATGGCACTACCGGACATCCGACAGTGCAATGGGATGTCACCTCATGGCATAACTATCAGGTGTATGGCGACCTGTTCTCGATCAATACCGAGGCGCACGGCTCAACGTTCGACGATATGGCCTACGTGGCGGCTGCTTACGGCAAGCCGATCATGATTACAGAGTGGTCGTCGACATCCCCCACCGAAGCTCAGAACGCGACGTGGATTACGGACTTCATGAACAAGATGTACGCGCACCGTGTAGCAGACAAGATCGAGTCGATCTTCTGGTATCAGGTTGGTGGCGCCTGGAACCAAGGGCAGTTCGGGCTGATCAACTCACCGACCATGACGGCGGCGTTCCTGTCCCGCACCCAAGCCAATCCTGCCTAAATGGCATAACCCCAGCGCATCGCGCCGGATACGATAGAGGGATGGATATGAGCGAGATAAAAGACGGTGGATGGGCTTTCCCGAGCCACGGGAGCATGGGCGAGGTCACTTGGGAAGGCATGACCCTTCGCGACTACTTCGCGGCGAAGGCTCTGCCGAGATTTATTGCTCACGATCGAAACCGCAAGGCTGTCAGCGATCCGGAAGAGGCAGCACAAAGGGCATACGAGTATGCGGATGCAATGCTTCGCGCCCGTAGCGCATGACCCACCCCACAAAGACCGCCGCTCTCACGCACCTACGAGGATTGAAGACATGACCAACGGAAATAGCGCGGAGCGGGAACGCTTCGAAGAATGGGCGCTCGATAACAAATATCCAGAACAGCGTTTGCAACGCAGCATCCGCACAGACATGTACTTTGATGATTATGTCGACCACCTCTGGAATGGTTGGCAAGCCCGAGCCGCCCTGTCGGTCTGCGCCGATGGCGGCAAGGATTCGAGCGGTGCGGAGCCGGTTGAGGAATCCGATGTCCGGCCAAAAGAGAGGCTTTGCGGCGGCAGTCATATATCTTGCAACGGCGTCGATTATTGCCTAGGCCATCCGAGTTGCAGAGACATCG